CCTTGTCTTACTCTATCAAATTTAGTTCTTGAATCTGAGGACAATACATCATATGTCTGCGTACTTCCTGATGTACCTATTTTAAAACTAAATAAACCATCTGTACTATTAGTAGGTACTGTAAATCTATTAGCTGTTTCTTGAGCTTTTGCAGCATCTTCAGCCGCAGTTGCTCTAGCTTGAATCTGTGTCGGTGTTTCTCCTCCTATACCTCCTATAGATACTGTACCTCCACCTGCTCCAGATAAAGCTCCATTTGCTCCAATTGATATTTTGGTATTATTGACTTTTACTGCTGCAGTACCTATTCCTTGTAGTATACCACTTGAGTCTATAGTAACTCCTGCATTTCTTATAGACTTACTAGCATCAAGCGGGTCTTGGCCTTGTCTTACTCTATCAAATTTAGTTCTTGAGTCGGAAGATAGTACATCATAAGTTTGAGTGCTTCCTGTCGTGCCTATCTTAAAACTAAATAGACCATCTGTACTATTAGTAGGTACTGTAAATCTATTAGCTGTTTCTTGAGCTTTTGCAGCAGTTTCAGCTGAATCTGCTTTTCCCTGTGAGTCTGCTGTATTTTCTAATGTTTTAGTTGCATCGCCAGGTAATTTGTTGTTTCTTAAGTTATCAAGTTTAGTTCTTTCTCCACTAGAGAAAACATCTACATCTGTTGTACTACCATCGTTTATTGAGAATCTCCAACGACCTTCTGTACTATCTGCAATAGTTATAAACTTGTTAGCATCTTCAGGTGGTTTTGTCCCGCCTAAGTTTCCATAATTTTCTACATATCTTATAGGTACGCTCCAAGTAATCGTATTACTTGTTCCTGGTTTTGTTCCTACAGAGAACCATACTAATCCATCTCCAGATACTGCGTTTCTTGCAGCAGTAAGAGTAGAGTACCAAGAGCTTGTTGGTGGATTTGAGGTTCCTGCACTTGGAGTAGCGGGTTGACTACTGGACTCTTGGAAGACTGTAAAGTTTGATGCTCCATCATCTCCTGGGGCTCCATCTGTTCCATTGCTGCCTTCAATTATATTAGCAGCCTGCCAAGTAGTTCTGAATCTAAAAGCTCCGCCACTAGTATCAAATGCTGTAACACCTTTTACTACCCATATTGGATTTGATCCGTTAGGTACATCTGCTACATCATCATTCCAGCCTGTAGGTATTATAGGAAAGTTTGTTATACTTGGAGTAGTTGGTTGATTAGCACTTCTTATAAATATAAAGTTAATATCGTTTTGAGGACTAAAAGCGTTACTTGGAGTACCCCAAGTTAAACTTCCTGAGACATCATTCAAAGATGTGGTTTCGAGTGCAAGAGCTTCTGATTTAAATATTATGCTTCCTACTGCAAATTCAGGTTGTACTGCTGACCACCCAGAAGGTATACTAGCTACGGTGCCAGTACTAAAATTATAAGTCCCTGTACTTGGTGCGGAAGGAGCTGATATATTTGCATTATTAAAGGTTTGTTTGTAGTATAAAATAATCTCTTGTATTTTTCTACCTCTATCACCTGCAGTTCCATCTTGACCGTCTTGACCGTCTTGACCATCTTGACCGTCTTGACCATCTTGACCGTCTTCTCCTGTTCCTCCTGATAAGAAAGAAACTAATGTATATGTACTTCCGCTTCTAGTTACTTTTCCTATTACTGTATCTTGATTATCTGAAATAAAACTTGTCTTAAATATATTTACACTACTATAACTTCTTGGTACAGACTGGTCTAAGAATAACTTTGTATCATTTTGTATTGAAGTAACGGTAGCAAAGTAACGTGTAGTACTAGTACCAATTATAATCCTATCTCCAACTTCGTATTCTGTAGTAAAACTTGTTCCACTACCTGTTACCTCTGAACTATATTGTGGAATTGAAACTGTGCCTGTTTTTTGCGTGAGTCCAGCATTAGCGGCACCTACTTCTGATACATATTCAAAGTTGTAAAATAAAATTTCATTATTATCTCCAACATTTGGGTTTCTTGCAGTTGTATCTGTTTTTATTTCTATTGCTTTAAGAGGGTCTGATGTATCACTAAAATCATGAACTACAAAAGCTTCTCCACCATCACTGACTCCTGAAAATGCTTGACTTGTTTGTGCTGCATTACCTGAAGAAACACTTATTCTGTCTCCCAGTGTGTTTGAAAAATCATAGGTTGTACTGCCAAGACTTACTAATCCCGTTGATGAGTTGATACTTAGCCCGGTGGATAAACCTCCACCTGTTGCTATAGCACCAATTTTAGAAGTAGTACTCGTTGGTATTTTTAATACCATTAGGGAAGTATCAATTTCTCTCCTTATCCATTTTGAGAAATGACCTTGTGTATTGGTAAGCCTTACCAGTACCGTACCTATTCTTTGTGCAGGGTTTTCTAACAAGAAGGAAGTTTCTGTAGAAGGAACTATCTCTGTCTTAAATTTCCCTGAGAATCCTAAATTATGTTTTACTTCATAAGATTCTATAAATTCATATTTGTTTGTAATTGCATTTCCGGCTGTGTCTGTTCTATCTGTACTTGGATGTCCCCAGGTTATTGCTAAATCAAGTAAGGAACTTTCAGCAGATTCTCCTGTCGCATCAAAACTTTCTCGTTGATGAGGAACTGCTTTTAGTACTACATCTGTAGGAAAGGGTACGTTTTCTGTATACCTAGGCATTCTTGCTGTTTCTGGTACATCTTCTATAACATATCCTCTATCTACTAATGAGAATTTCTCTCTATTATATTCTACTGCTGAAATTGTGAATATAGGGTCATCATCATCTTCTTTTATATTCTGTATTATATACTCTCTTGCAGAACCATGAACCATTTGTCCATCTGCATCAATTTCTATAATTGCCCAAATACTGTGAGTTGCAGGTGCACTTGTAAAAGCACTAGCTACAGTAACACTAGTAGCGTTGTAACTCGATACTTCTTGTCTTTCAACTCTTGTTTCACCAGACCATACTAAGTCTAATTTATTGCCGCTGTCATCTACTGCATTAACCATTATAGTTTCAGATGTTAGTGCTGTATTTGATCCTGAAACATTATCTGCATATTGTATAAAATCGCCTCTTTTTCTAGAAGCTCCTCTTATTGTTGCAGTATCTTGTTGTAAATATGCTCCACCTTCTGGAAATACTACTTCCATAAAGAAAGTTGCTGTATTTGATAAGTCTAAAGAAGAGTCTACTTTTATATTGGTAGTAGTAGAATTAGCTAAAGTTCTTCCTCCAAATCTTAAATTGTTTCTATCTGCATCAGCGACTGTTATTATATCTCCGCTTTTTAAAGTTTGACCTTCTATTCCTGAAGTAAAAGAAACTACATCTGTTTCCATCTGGTCTGTAAATAAATGCCATTTACCATACCTAACTGCTTGTGCTCTACTAGTACAACCAAATGCAACTACGTCTTTCTTTTTAATTTTTCGTGTTTCTACTATATTATCGTGGTCTTCTACTATTTCTACTGTTTTCTTATAAAATGCTTTTGGGTCATTCCAGGTTACATTTATTTGATTATATCTAAATCTATTTCTAGTAGACTGATAAGAAAACTTACCCCCTACTACATTCCCTTTATTAAAAGCTGCTATTGGAGATTTTTCTCTGTTTTGTTCTATTACTATTTGTCCATTTTGCCATGTCATCATACCTCTAAAAATAGATAGCATATCTTGCATGACTTTCATAGCTTGGGCTTGTTCTGTGAACCATACATTTGCTGTAAAACGAGGTTCTGTTCCTCCTTCTCCATTAGGCACTAATTCATCACAATATCTTGCTATTTTGAATAAAGAATATTTATCTATATCACTAGCATTTATATATTCTCCACACCCATATCGATTATTGCTTACTATATCATAAAAAACCCAGGCAGGATTATTAGTGTATACTTTTTCAAAGTTAGGAGAAGTTGCGTCAAAGACATCTGTATCTCCCCTAAAGTTTCCGTCCCATGCTACATAATTACTTCCTACTGCTCCTGTAGTAATATTTCTAGTATATTGTGCAGGGCTTCCTTCATATCCTTCGTGGTTAGGAGAATAGTTAGTAGGTACCATTATTTTTAATCCTCTTGCATGATATCCTCTTTCTGGAACATTTCCAAAATCAGAAGCGTTAAACATCATTTGTCCATAAGCTGCTAAAGGATAGGAAAGTTTGTCATTAATAACTGATTCTATAGACTGTAGTCTTCCTGAGTTCTGATGCATCCAACCTCCGTTGTTTCTACTAATTGGAGTAATTGTTTCAAGTTTTATTTCATAATCTTCAAGAGGTTGATAAGGTTCTAAGTTAATATCAAATACTTCAACAAAAGGATTCTTACAATAAGCTTGTACTGTTCCTGAAGATGAGTAATCCCACCCACGTACTCTTTTATTCGATTGTCTGGCTAATAATGTTGAGTCGGTTGGCCCATATATCAAGTCTTCTGTAAATGAAGAATCTCCTGGATTTTTGTATCTAAGATAGATTCTGTGTTCTATACTCGCATGCCCCTCAGTGCCGTTTTTTGATTTTACCGAATACATACTATCATATTGGAAAGTAAGTTTTAATCTATCTACTGCAGATTTTTGAGTACTTAGATTCATTTGACTAGAAGTGATAAAAATTGGATTAGCTGACCACGTACTAGTTTCATCTCCCTTAATACCATATCCGTAAGTACTATAACTATTACTTACTCCTATTCCACTTAAATCAGTAGTTGTAAGTGTTTTACTAATATTTGCAATTACTGAAGCGTTGCCAGTATCTGCTGCAGTACCTACATAAGATTGACTTCTTTCTCCTGTCTTAAACCCATAAACAACATTATCAAAGTTATAATTAATATTTGTTGCTTCCCACTCTGCTACACTTGCAGGACTATCCATATAAACAGCTGTGTTTGCAACTGTTCTATCTCCGCCAGTATCAGGTGTAATTACAGCTGTATTTGCATTAGTTGTAGAACTGACTGTTCCACATAAATCAATAGTACCTGCTAAAGATGAAGCGGTTACTTCTGCCATTCTATCTATTTCTACAGAAGTTGCACTTGTGTATTTTGTAATTTTACATACTAAAGTTGTTTTATTTGGACCGCCTTCTTTTATTCTTAAATATTGACCGCTTACATATGTTTTTGAAACGTCATTAGTAGCAAAACCTCCTGAAGAAGTAACAGTCTTACTACCTGCTGTTATAGATATTCCTGAAATAGTCTTTTTTGCTTCTTCTATTCTAATTTTATAACTTCCATTACTAGAGCTGTACCCTGAGAACATAGAAGAGCCTGTATTATCAGTAATAGTATTAGTACTAGCATTGTAAGATACATCAAAACTTTGTTTTGGATTATGAGAATTTTTATATGAATTATTTAAAACTTGAGTAGTATCTAAATATATAGAAGAAGCCCCATCTATAAGCCCTTCAATAGGTCCTTCTGATATTAAATCATAGACGATAACAGACTGTTCCTGATTAGGACTGTTTCTTCTGCTTCGTACAGTATTATCAGGAGAAGTTGCTGCTCCGCCAGGGCTTGCTATTGCCTTCATCATATTGCTCAAAATTGCCATAATATTTATTTCTGATGAACAATAGTTAAAGATTTATTAGAATCTCCACCACTATTCGCTGGGCTATTTGACGTTGAACTTACATAAGTAAACGACGAATTATAACCTGTTGTTTTTTGATCTCTCATAGAGTAGTTTATTGTTACTCCAGGAACTATTAGTTCTCCATATAGTAAAGGAACTGGGCTTCCCATCTTTACATTTTCTTGTGCATTACCAAATAAATAACTATCTGGAGAGTTTCCAGGAGTCTGAGGAGTTAAGTAATCTGTTAGTCCTTTTAGTGCTAGTAGTCCTCCTATTGCGGCTATTGAATAAACTAACCATGTAGCAGCTACTCCAGCTTGTAAACCAACGGCTCCTATAGTTGCTACACCAAAAGGAACGTAAGCTGCTATTGCTGCTGCTATTGTAGGTGCGAATATCATAAGTGTAATTCCAATTATTATTTTAAATACATCTCCAAATCCAGAACCTGCTGGTACTGGAGTAATATAAATAGTATTATTTATAACTGGTAAAAAGAAATCTGCTATATCGTCTTCAGTTTTAATTAATAGGTCTTTTCCATGTATAACTTCCAAACCAACATTATCTTTTTCCACCAAATCTCCAATATATTCTGCAAACCCATCTGTTTGCGCTTCTATAAGTTTAAAAATATCTCGCAAGTTATTATCTGCAGATACCCAGTCTGTTCCAAACTTTTCTCCCATTTCACCCATTAACTTAACTTGGATCATAAATACACATCTCTTTTTCTGGGTACGATACTATCATGTATGGAACACCCATTGCTCGACAAGATTTTTTGTCTTGGTTACTCGGATTACATTTTGAGTCATAGTGACTATGGACTACATATTTTATTTTCGAAATGAGTTGATACTTCACAAAAGTTTTTGGGTCAATTTTAAACTCATTTAATTTATTCTCGGCAAAATTTTCACAATTTATAAATTCTTCATTTCCGTCTTTTTCTATAATTAAACCACACATTTCTTCAGGGGCTGCTTGTTCTGCTGCTTTGTAAATAATATCTAACATTAGTTAAACCTCGAACTTCCTGGGAAAGCTCCGAACGGTAGTACACTAGTATTATCATTATCTGCTTTCGGATTTGAAGTAGCACTTGATGTACTAATTGGAGTTGCATTGAATCTACGATTACAAGAAGATAATCTCTTTCCACAAATATCCCCTCTTTTCCAAAAATCTCCAAAATTAGGAGTGTTTCCTGCATTAGTAGTTTTTGCCTGCCATATACTATATCCTGTAGCCTCCCATGCTGTATTTGCACTTACATAAGTCCATGTCATTCCATAGTTATGAGTAGTAGCCCCATTACTTGGATTGGTAGGTAATCCTACCGTAGTCGGTGGATTAATTATTTCTGTTTTTCTAACATAGTTGTTAAATTTTTCATCGGTATAAGCATAATAAGTAGTACTTGCATTATAATCATCATATACACAGGCTCTTACAAAACTACTATTATTTTCAGCAGGCGTTCCTTTTGAGGTTTTAGTTCCAGTAACTCTTGCTTGCCAATAACTTTTTACAGAAGCAGTTGTGTAGTTTCCATTTGTATCTAATCTTGTTGCTGTTTGATTATATGAATATAAAGTATTTGTTGTAATGTTTGAACTCCCACTTAAACTATCCCAACTTGTTACTGAAGTATTTGGTAGTATATAATGGTCGTCAACATTTACAAATGCAGTAAATTGTGCCCCTGTGCTTATTCCTGCATTTGTTATCTCAGCTCTATAGAATCCATGAGAGTGCCAACTACATCCACCTATTTTTTGACTTTCTTTTCTAGTAGGACTTGCACCTTGATATTCCCATGCGCATCCATTTCCTACAATAGTTCTTTTTGGTATTGTTACTCCGTCTATATCAAAAGGAGAATTTAATTCAAACTCGATACTCGTTGAGTCTTCGCTTGATATTTTATCTATAATCCAAACTTCTCTATTAAACTCTACTGGAGTCACTCCTGAGCCTGTTGCACTTGCTCCGCCTACTATATATTTAGCAAGAGTAGTTCTACGAACCATTTTTTTACCTAATAATTTTGTGTAATCTCCACCTATTGCTTGTTTAAAACTTACTTGAGCATTAGTACTATCTGTTGAGGAAGAAACTCTTAATCTTGGTCTTGCCATTGCTCCTGATTGATTTTTTTCAAAACCATCAGCTGTAATTGGCAAAGTATAATAAGTATTTAATTGAGTATTTGTTTCATAATCATACATTTGTATAGGAGTATTATTTGCATTATTATACCCACTAAATCTAACATAACTTCCATCTTCTTTTTCTACTTCATACATATGTAAAATAGAACCAGGGGTTAGTGTTTGTATTGCTGCAATTAAACTCATTATTCGTAAACTCTCACTAATTTTGTCTGTAAATCATAGTAATCATCATATGCCCAAGATTGACTCCAATCAGCACAAAGTACTTTAATTGTTGTTTCTCCTCCGCTTTCTGAATATGTAAAATTAAAAGAGGTAATACCTGCTTTAGTTTCTAAAAAATTTGTTATTTCGTCTACATCTGCTTTTGTTCTGTTTGCAAAATTTAAACTAAAAACTTCATCTAATGGATTGATTCCATTTCCTACTCTTTGTGAATACCCATCTCCAAATTGAGCTGAATAAACTCTAGGGGTTGATTTTCTAGTAAACCCTTTATCTGGTACTGCTTGTCCAAGGCTTCCGCCTACGTTAAATCCTATTGCCATTAGTAACTACTTAACAGGCCTCCTGTCCTTTGCTGTTTAACAATTTCTTGTTGTACAGCCGCTGCGACACTATTTCCAAATGCTTTTGCTTTGTCGCCTTCCAATTTAATATCTGTTCCGCCTTCCGACATATTTACAGTAACGCTTACATTGTTTGTTCCACTGCTTCCTTCTAACATTTTTACTGGTATAGACTTATCATTTCCTAATGGTACGACTGCTTCTGTTCCATGTAGTGTTGCAGGATAACCAGCTTCTGGTCCATCTGCTACTCCACCACTTCTATAAGAACGATATCCACCTCCAGCTCCTGGTTGCATGATTCCGCCTTGTCTACCTTGAGTCCCTCCAGTTAAACCCATCAAAGCACCAATTGAGGCACCTGCCGCTGGGTTAATCATGCCTACCATTGCCATAAGTGCATTTAATATAAGTTGCTTAATTATCATTTTTGTTATATCTGATAGTATAGAAATTGCCATATCTCCAAAGGCTTGTTTCATTGTTTTTGTACCTTTTGCAACTTCAACTAAAGCTCCTGCCATATCATTTGCAAGTCCTTCTGTTAATCTATTTGCTATATCATGCTGCAATTTCATTTGTCTTGTTAGCTTTTCTCTTAATTCGAATTCTTCTTGTAATTTATTTAAAGCTTGTTCTTGGAATTGTTGTTTTAATACGCCTTCATCAGTTTCAAGATCTGACGTGCCAGTTACTTTATTATACAAAGCATTTTCTTTTGCTGCTTCGCCTGCTGTTACTCCTGCATCTGCTAACGCGCCCATTGCTTCCGGTCCTTGTAAAAATCCTGTTAATCTATTTTGCTGACTATTAAAGAAAGAGCCTCCTGCAATTCTACTTGCAATATCTGCACTTCCTTGTTGATATTGTTTAAACTTTAATATTGCCATTTGTTTTTGTATTTCTAACTCTTTCTCAGCAATTTCTAAATTATCTCTGGCTAATTGTACTTGGTCTTGTAAGGCAAGTTTTTTCTGTGTATCTACGTCTGCTCCCGCATCTTGTAACACTCTTTCGGCTATTCTTAATTCTATTCCTGACTGTGTAACTTTATTTTTCTTATCTTCTGTATCTAATCTGTCTTTTTCATTGAAAGCTATTTGTTTATTTACTTCTAATTGTAAATCTAATTGATCTAATTTTTCTGTATGTCGTTTTTTATTTAAATTAAGTGTGTTTTCATTTTCAGCTTCTAATGCCTTCATAAATGCAGTATTAAGTATTTTTAGTTGTTTTCTATTTTCAATCTCATCTTTACTTGCTTTATTTTGTTTTTTCTGTGCATCTAATGTACTCTCCATAACATCTAAATTTTGGCTCTTTAATATATTTGTTATTTTGTTATAACCTTCCATAAATTTACTGCCACCCATCAATGCATCAATTCCAAAACCTTCTGGGTCATCAGGGTTAAGCATATTACTTTGCGTCATTATATTTTCCTGTAAAGCTTTCATTGCAGAAGCTGAATCTTTAACTTGAGTATTTTCTAATCCAAATGCATTTTGTATTATCTTTCTTCCTTCTGCGCTTTCTGTTAAGAAACTTAAACTATCATATTGACCTTGTCTTGCAGATTTAATACTATCAATGTTACTCATAACGTGCTCGTCTGTTGTATATGCAGTTAAATTAGAAGTATTTTGTTTAAAAGTTTTTAGCTGATTAAATGTACCAAGTCTACTTTTTAGTTCTTTTTCAGCAGTTGCTTGGGCTAAGTCAAGTTTTTCAAGTGTATTATCTCCTAAAGCACCACTTGCTCCAACAAGACCTGATATTTCTCTTATTAAAGAAGCATAAGGTCTTTGTTTTGCCCCACTTACTACATTTAATACTGCTTTATCTAATCCCTGTATTTGTTCATTAAACTGTTTTGTAGCCATTCCAGCCTGCATAACATCATTGGCTATAACTACAAATGGATTTTTATTAGTCAAATCTATTTGTTGTAAGTTATCTATAGGTCCACTAAATAAATTTTGTATTCCCTCTAACTCAGGAACTAAATTTACAATGCTTTGAATAGAGTTTAATAGTTCGTTCTGCGTACCTTCATTCATAGTACCTAAAGATAGTCCTTCATTAAACTGCCTGATAATTCCTAATACATCTCCTGTTTTTAGTGCATTTGCTTGTTGCTCTAAAACAGACATCCCTCCAACTACAAAACCTTCTCTTCTAACTCTTTCCATATTCTGTAGTTCTGTATTTAAAAGTTTTAAAGAGTCCGTAAATGCCACCGCTTTTTCTTGAGCTTTTGTTAGATCTTCTTCTGTGCCTTTCATCATGGCTCTTATACCATCAAAAGCAATAAAAGCTAAACTTATCCAACCAAAAGCACCTAATAATCTTGATACTGCTCTACCAGCTACTGCAGCTCCTTTTGCCACTGTACCAAATAGTTTTGAAAAGCCTACTTGAGCACCTGCAATATACTTATTAGTAACTAAACCTAATTGTTTATATTCTAACTTGGCTTTTGTCATACTACCTTTTAATCCAAGTTCTTGATGTTTTATATATCTATCAAATATTAATTGGTCTTGTTTAGTCATGTTACCAATCATATTATTTTTCTGTTTTAAATGCCTTTTTAAAACACCAAGTTCTTTTGCATTTAGTTTCTTTCCTTGGGCAGCTTTTTGTAAAGTAGCACTCTGTCCAGTCATGTCTTGTCCAGCTAACATGCTTTGCATTCCGCTTGTTCCACTGGCCATGAAGTCTTTTTGTGCTTTTTTGCCAATGTCTCCACCGCCTTTTAAACCTTTCATAAGTTTAAGATCTTTACTTGCTTGTTTACCCATATTTTTTGAGCTAAGTGCTACATTATCAAACATAGTTGCCATTTTTCCAAAGTCTGGAATTATTTGGCTAACAATAGGTGCTGCTAATAATCCGAATACACCAATTAAAGAGGTGATATTATCTTTTAAAAATGAAATAATTGGAATTAAAAATTCTGCAACTCCTAACTTGATTGCTTTTGTTAAATCGTCAAACTCTTTTGCAAACTGACCAAGTACAAAAGCACTCTCATCCATAATTTCTGTAATTCTACCAAATTTAGTTTCTGCTTGAGTTATAACTTCATTTGCAACGGCTTGTGATCTTTCAAAAGCTGTTAATTCCGTTCTTGCTTTACCTATAGCTGCTGCATATTTTTCTGTTGCAGGCTCTAGTCGTAATATAATACCTAATTCATCTAATAGTTCGGGTTCTGCTTTCGTCACACCTCTTATTAATCTGTTAAAGGCATCTGTTACATCTCTACCAAGAGCCAATGATGCATTTTTTGCTGCTGTACCTAGTTGTTCTAATTGTGTTCTAGTTAATCCTGCGGCACTACCAATCGCAACAGCAGATGCAGCTTCTTTAAAAGAAATCATGTTAGCAGTTGCTGCTTGGACTGAAGCAGTCATAGTTGCAAATGCATTACCAGTTATAGCACCAAAAGCCTTCTGGCCTTCTACCATATTTCTGGTTTCCATTGCGTCTTGTAAAAATCTAAATGCTGCTGAAACGGCGAATACCTGCGCAGCGATTGTTGCATAAATAGGCACAAGTCCCCCACCAATAGTTTGGGCTTGTTTTGAAAATGCTTTTGTTGAGTTTGATGTTTGTTGTGATAAGGATTTTAGTCTTCTGTCGCTTTCTTGTACATTCTTTGCGACTGAACCAACGTCTTTTCCAGCCTTCTTCGCGTTTTTACCTAGATTCTTTAACGAACCATCATCAGTAATTTTAACTTTAACCGAACCGCCATCTCTTTTCTTTCCTGCCATTATTTTTTACGCTGCTTTCTCTCTTGTGTCATTCTATCGTTTATTGAACGACTGTTGAGAGCTTCGATGTTTTTTAGCCAAAAAACACATTGTTTCTTGTCTTCAACTTCGTATATATCTAATATTGTTCCTAGTGCTGATAAATCTTTACCAAAGTAAGACCCAGACATTCCATCCCATCTGTCAGGTAACATATCATGAATTGAAAATGCTATCTGCACCTCGTAGGGCAATTCGCCACGAGAGGGAGGCATCTTATTAGGGTCGGGTTCTTGTCCCAGTTGTTCACAGACTTTTAGATACTTATCTAAGTCTATGTCGTTTTTAAAAAATCTTTCTAAATCCGCAAGTAGTAATGTTACTTGCGTTCTGTAAAATTTTCTAAATCACCAACTTGTTCAGTTACCCATGTATCGAAATCGTTTGAATTTTTCATTAAAACTTCACAATTATCTTGTGTAAATTCTAAGCAATCATTTGCATCGACTCCTGATGTATCAACTAATAGAAGCTCTTCTAAGTATTTATACTTCAGTCCAGTCCAGTTTTTTATAACTGCGGATATATACTGAGGTAGGAATTTATCTGCATCGAATTCTTCTTCGTATGCTCTAGTTTTCTTATTAAACTTATTAGTTACGCATTTATTACGTAATTTTAGTAACTCTTCTCTTGCAAGATAAGTTAGTTTAACTTTGAAATCTTCCATCCCAGGATAATCAAATTCTACGGTTTTGCTAGGAGCAAGTAAGCTCTTAAGCGATATTGGTTGTTTTTTTAATTCTTGTACTACTTCTTTATTTTCCAATTTTATTCTCCAAAAAATGAATGAGTGAGGATTGGAGCCCTCACTCACCCTAGTTTATATTATGAGGTGTAAGTCACACTCACTTCATTTGTTGCATCAGCTGCTGTAGCAGATGACATATCAGTTGCTAATCCGTGGAAAGCTACATCTACTGATACTACATCTTCAATACTATGTGAAGGTAGTTCTAAATGTGCTTTTGGTAAAGCTACTGAACATCTTGGGGTACTACTACCTCCGCCTATTCCAAAGGTTAAGGCGAACGCGTTAGTAATAACTCCTCTTGATTCTTGAAGTTTCTCAAATAAGTCTAATGACCCATTTGCTACATCGTTCAAGTAACAAGTGAAGTTTCCAGAAATTGACCTAGTGCCTGTTACATGCCCTAAAGGCGTGTTAACACTACCAAGTGTTTCTGGCGTTAAGTAATTAAGATTATTCTCAATACTTATGCTACCACCAGTCAAAGTTACAGCAAATGTAGTGTCTGAACTTCCTAAAGTACCTTTAGTTCCGGTAGTCTCTGAAGCGTCATACACAATTGTTAAATCTGTTAACTTTTGTCTAATATAGTTGCTTGATGAGGAAATCCCTTCATTAATTAAACCGAGAGTAGTTTCACCACCACCAGTTGTTACTAAAGAAGCTGCTTCTTCAATTGTTTTTCCATTTCCAGACCAGGCTACCTGTGCAATACCATCAATATCGAAATCGATTGTAGCAGAACCGACTGAACAGTCTGCTAGCTTATAGACGGTTACTCCATCTGTACCTGTTGTAAATGTTGTACCCTCAGTATCCTTGGAAGCACCAAGAACAAAGAATAGGTCAAATACTCCGATTGTTACTTTGTTTGAACTTGCGAAATCAAATGCGTTAGGTTCGTGAGTTGCAGGATTAAATGTTCCTGATTCACCAACTGCACCCATATAAGTTTCAGCGCCCATAGCAGCCCATAGTGGGCCTTCTACTGCAAACTTTTTATTAGCTCCGCCATGTAGTCCTGCATCTGCTGCAACTGAACCAGCTGCTGAAGTTGTAGGTCTCATATAAGTACTAAAGCTCCATTCTGCTGGTGCAAAAGAATCGGTAAACATTGCTCTACCTCTCTTACTGTACCCAGATGCGCCTGCTGCTTCATTCAAAGTTACTTCTGTCGTATTTGTTCCCTGACTGAATGAAAATCCATCCAAAACAGGAATCTCATAAACTGCTGTGTTGGCGGTTGTCCCGTCAGCACTCCATTTCATGAAAACTTTTGTATCTCTACTAAAGAAAAATGACATTTTTTATATCTCCATTAATATCGAATCTCGCAGGTGATTTCTCCTACACCCAGAGGTTCTAATACGCCTTCATCTGTATCCACAGTAGCAATTGTAGTTTGTACTGTAGTATGAGATGTTCCTGTTGAGTCCGTGTAAGTTAAGGGATCATTATCCTCCAACACGGTTTCAACATCTTCTAACAATTCTTCGAGAGCTCCAACAACGTCTGCGTCGTCTGATACATAACATCGAACTGTTATTGTTAAAAATCTGAATCGAAAGCCTCCGCCATCGTATTCTCTTGTTTCTGCTCCAGCTCCTACATGTATTGTAGGGAACTCATTAACTTCGTCCCAAAATTTAAGTCTACGTTCGACTTTTGAAACTGAAGTTCTATGAGGAGCTTGTCCATTAATTCCTTCTAGTGCTAGGCATAATGCTTCTACTATAGCTCTGCGACGTGTAGTATTTCTTCTTGCTGTTGTCGCGTCCATTATACTCTCCTAGTCTTTATAAATTTGCTTTGCATTGCTTGAGCAACGACTTCTCTAATAGTTTGTCCTATTATTTTTCTTGGGTCTCTTTGCGTACTTCCCATTTTATTTCCTGGCTCAAATGTTTCATATGGGTCTCTCATATAAGTATAGTCTGCTTGTAGCCCTCCTCTTGGCCCTTGCATTACTTGTGTAACTCGGGCTGAGTTTGCAAATCTGCCTGTTCTATATCTAAGAGCAGGTGGTTGCATTTTCATTGCTACCATTTGTGGTAGTACTGAATTTATCAAATTTTTTAAAGCTAAAGGATTCATTTGCTGTTTGGCTATTCCCTCTCTTACTCTTTCATTATTTGACTTTTTATGTCTTTTTTTACTACTACTTTTTGCTTTACTTGCTTTTGTCTTTATAGAACCTGCTAGTATTGCTGCTTCTATAGCTTGTGACATTTCTTTTTCACTGCCACCTGCTTGTTGTAATCTTTTATTAACTCTTAAACGCATATTTGGCTTACTCCACCATTTTATATTTAATAGTTCTTTTATTGCAATAGCCCCTACTAATTCTCCACTTCTCTGTGTCAATCCTTTAGAAGCTATGTAATCTTGATTAGCACTAGCTGCTATTAAATTTTCTGCTAGTTTATCTAAAACATTTTCAAGATTCTTTTTATCAGCATGACTCATTAAGCCTTGATGAACGTCTCCTCCTAATGCCATTCCTATTTCTATAGTATTATTTAAACTAAGTATATCACTTATTTTTAAACTATTTATTGTAAATTCAGCATCTAAACCATCTATTATATCTGCATGTGCCTTACTATACATAGCAGGACTTTTAATATTACTAGGTATTTTTACTCTTGAAGGATCTATATCTCTTAAAGCTTCTACTACTGCTACTAAAGGTGCTGAAGTATCATTCTGGGCTCCTGTAGGAACTCCTGCTGAATCTTTACTTGCTATTGGCCCATGTAATCTTCTAAATCTATGCTTTCCACCTGATTTTGCCCCTGGAACATACTTGCCTTTTCCTTTGAACTTACCCATAAATGATAAAGAGTGTCTTAAAGCATTTCTAAATAATTCTCTATGCACTTTTAAATTAGCAGGGTCATTTGGAGCTGCACTCATTCCTGCATAAGTTACAGGAATAGAATTAGCATTTGTCCCCATTCCTCCAGGAAGTATTCTAAGGTCAGTAGAATTACCTGCTGGAACATAACATGCTAGTTTCTTATTACTCCTAGGTAATGTTCTACCATCCGATCTATTTCTCATTCCTGCATATTTTTTCATTATTGGAAGAATTTTTCTTTTTGAGCCAAAAGTAAATACTTTATAGCCTGCTCTTTTATGCGCACCAATTATATTCTTTCTAGTGTAACTTGTTTTTGCTCCGTGAGCTGCTGCACCTTTAAGTGATTTTAACTCTTTTTCAGTTAATCCTATAGTGTACCTGCCTTGCTCTAAATGCTGTACTAAAGAATTATAAAGTTCATCTTCAATCATTGACCTTTCAAATAACATTTCTACTACGTAGTTAGTATACTGTAATTCTCTTAAATTTGTTTTACTAAGTGATGTTTTTAACTGCTTTCTAATAGCCGATACTGACATTAAATAATAACTCTATATAAATCAAGTACTCTTTTTATATGGTCTGGAAAATCTGAATTATCTCTGATTCCAGAAGTACCTTGATTCTGTTGCGTAGCGCCTCCTAATGTTCTTCGTTCTTTGTGCTCGTCTTTCATATAGTAGTTAACTAAATCAAATATTGCGAGTTTTAAATCACTTGGAGTTGCCGCAAATCCTGCTTTGTAGCTAACTTGTACTGCCCCTAAACC